ACTTTTTTCCACGAAAGTGGAACACATGATACTGGATATGTAACTACTGGTGAGATGATTCTGACGTTTGCTTTAGGCGCAGGAACTTCTTTAGCAGCAGATACATTTGATTTTCATATTATGTACGCTGATCCTAACTAGGATTAAATAGTTTAGTGGTGGCTCTGTTGGCAGGGCCATCACTTTACTTAACAAGGAATAATTATGGCATCTAAAGTAGATTTAGCAAATGAAGCCTTGCTTATGCTAGGCGCAAATACAATTACTAGTTTTAGCGATGATGATTCCAACGCAGTTTTAGCTAATCGTTTTTATGAGGGAGAGAGAGATGCTGTCTTACGAGGCCATAGATGGAATTGCGCTATTACTACGGCTAATTTAGCTGCGCTAGCAGATAGCCCCATTATTGATTGGAAGTTTAAATTTACACTACCCACCGACCCTTATTGTCTGCGCATATTAGATGTCAGGACTGTTTCGGGAGATATTAGGTTAGACCACGCAGTACAAGGCAGAGAGCTACTAACAGAAGAGTCCACAGTCGATATAACATATATTCAAAGATTAGAGGACACCATGCTGTTTGATTCTCTGCTTTATCAGGCGCTTGTGCTTCGGCTTGCGTGGAAATTAGCTTATCCAATAACCCGTTCAGAGACAACGGTTGCACAAATGGGTACTATGTATGAAGCGGTAATTAGGGAGGCTAGAACAATCGACTCACAGGAGGGAACGCCAGAAGTAATAGAAACAGACGCACTTACAGATTTACGACTTCGATAAATGTCAAAGAAACTATTTTTCCCAATACAAACAAACTTTACCGCAGGGCAACTGTCTCCACGCTTGCATGGTAGAGTTGATATAAACAAATATAATAATGGTCTAAAAACCCAAAAGAACGCCTATAGCTTACCGCATGGTGGTGTTGTCCGTAGAGGTGGTTTTCGTTATGTAGCTAATGTGAAAACTAATTCTAAAAAAGTTAGGTTAGTAAGATTTGAATTTAGTATAACTCAAGCTTACATCATAGAATTTGGCGATCAGTATATTAGGTTTTACAAGGATAATGGACAAATCCAATCAGGTGGCTCTGCTGTAGAAGTTGCAACTCCTTACCTAGAGGCAGAAATATTTGATCTTTCTTTCGCCCAATCAGCCGATACTCTATATATAGCCCACCCTAATCACGCCCCAAGAAAACTTACCCGTAGTAGTCATACCTCTTGGACGCTTGCCGTTCTAAGTTTTTCTAGTGCGCCAGCTAATTTTGCTGGAAGCTCTGGAGAATACCCACGTTGCGTTACCTTCTTCGAGGAACGGCTGTATTGGGCGGCTTCAGACAATAACCCACAAACGATATGGGCAAGTAAGTCTGGTGATTTCTTAAATATGAATCAAGGAACTGGGTTAGATGATGAATCTATAGAATTTACGCTTGCGACAGATGATGTAAATGTTATCAGATGGTTAAAGGCTGCTGACGTACTTTTAATCGGTACTGTTGGGGGTGAATTTAAGCTACATGGTAATGGCAATCCTGTTACCCCATCTAATGTCAGGGTTGTTCAAGAGACTAAATATGGCTCAAGTACGGTTGCTCCTGTAACGTCTGGTCGGGCAGTTTTATTTAACCAGCGAGCTACTAAAAAAATTAGACAAATGATTTTTGATTTGAATGTAGAGGGTTTTGTTGCTCCTGATTTAACGATATTAGCAGAAGATATAACTGGGGATGGAATTACCCATATGGCTTATCAGCAAGAACCAGACTCTATTGTATGGGCGGTTAGAGCAGATGGAGTATTATTAGGTCTAACTTATCAACGAGATCAGAAGGTTGTTGCTTGGCATCAACATCCTGTAGGTGGAACAGGTACAATGGTAGAAAGCGTTGCAGTTATTCCCTCTGCGGATGGCAAGTCGGATGAATTATGGATTAGTGTTAAAAGAACTATTAATAGCGCTACAGTTAGGTATATAGAATATCTTGATCCTACAATCAATGTAGATTCGGGGTTAAGTTATTCTGGTTCCCCTGCTAGCAGTTTGTCTGGACTAACCCATTTGGAAGGTCAAGTTGTTCAAGTGGTAGGCGATGGGGCTGTTATGCCAGATAACACAGTTAGTAGTGGTGCAATTACCTTGTCTGCAAGCGTTACAAGTGCTTCTGTAGGCCTCAAATATACGACTGAACTTGTTACTTTAGCGCCAGAAGTTGCTAGGGTAGATGGTTCTAGTTTTGGGAGAAAGAAGGCATGGAATCGTATTATATTAAATCTATACGAAACATTAGGGATTTCGGTGAATGGGAAGCAATTAGTGTTTAGAGATGGTGGTGATCCTATGGATTCAGCGCCTCCAGTTTTTACAGGCCAGCATGATGTAACTAATCTTGGGTGGAAAGAGGCTGATTCATCTATAACTATTAAACAGGAACAACCTTTAGGAATGACATTAATTTCCCTTGCAGGTGAATTAAGTGTTTCGGATTGATCCTCCGTTAAAACAATGTGGTAATATACAAATTGTTCCTTATAGATTAAAGCATTTTAAGGAGCTAATTGTTAGACCACATGAAGAATGTATTAAAGACGCTGTTAGACTTTCGGATACTGAGTGGGCGAAAGCTATTGGCAAGGAAGCAATAGAAGCTTATACAGGCTATATAGATGGCACGATTTTTGCAATCGGAGGTTTAAATATTTTATGGGAGGGTGTTGGTGAGGTTTGGGTAGTTGGTTCCCCTAATATCCCAGCTTCTAGGTTTTCATATATTAAGATTGTAAAGTTCTACTTGAAATACTTTACTGATAAGTATAAATTAAAACGGGTACAAGCCCAAGTTATAAAGGATTACGAAGAATTGCATAGATTTGTAAAGTTCATGGGGTTTACCTACGAAGGCACATTACATAATTATTGTGGTGGAAACTTAGATAATTGTATGTACGCTATATGGGAGAAGTAAAATGGCGATTGATCCAGTTACCGCAGCAGCAGTCACAGGTGGGGCAGAAGTAGTTAAGGGGGTTTCTGGCTATAAAGCAGGTCAAGCATCTTCTAAGGCAGCAATGGCAACTGCCATGTATAATCGGCAGATTACCGAACTTAATGCTAAGATGGAGCAGGATCGTGGGACGATTGTTCGGACGATTACGGAGAGAAATGCTGAGGTCGTTGGCGAAAATGCCTCCTATAATGCTTATGCATTAGAGCAACAAGCCGATCAAGTTTTAGATCAAAATGCCTTTGATATGTTTATGGCAGAAAGGCAATATGATATTTTTACAGCGCAAAAACGAGCAAAATGGGGTACTGCTGGAGTTACAATGGCAGGTAGCCCAGCAGTAGTCGCCCTAGCGGACGCTCAATCTGCTGCCTTAAATCTAGCCAACATAGAACAAAGAGGCCTTCAAGCCTCATCAAGATTAGACCAAGCGGCTAAAATGACCCGTTATAAAGGCAAGGTTGAATATAATAATTTGATGCAAACAGCTTGGATGCAACAATATAATTCTGATGTTCAGCGAGCTAATATTATCAATGAAGGTAATATGAATTACTATTCAGGAATGTCTAAGGCTTATCAAGCGCAACAGCAAGCTCAGGCCGCATTAATTAGTGGAATTGCAGGCGGGATAGGCTCTTTCGCTAAAATGGGGGGCTTTGCAGACAGCACAACTGGCTCTTTGACTATTGGGGATATTAGTGTTGCTGGAGAACCCTTGGGGCAAGGAATGACCAATACCTTTAATATGTCTGACGCTGGCTATGGTTTGCCAACGGGTAGTGGTTTTAGCTTAGAATATTAACAGGAAATAAATTATGCCTAAAATCGGAAATCCTCTACCAATAGATCAAAGACAATCTGTTCAAGAGCCTGTATTGGTTCCAGATACAAGTCAACCTAGCACTAACTTGCAGGCGTTAAGAGTTAATTATATGCCGTATCAAATTGGGCAGAAAACTGCCAGTTCCCAAAATCTGTTGCGTGAAGAGATGGGTAATTTGGTTTCAAGCGTTGTGAAGGCAAAGGTTATTACTGAACAAATTAATCAGCAGTATGCTTTAAATAATTTTGATAAACAATTTGATAATACGGATAGAATGTTTAGAGAAAAGATGAGCAGGGCTTTTGAGCCTGAAAGTCAAAATGCGGTAATAACAGAATATCGTAAAGCTATTGAGCTAAAGAGTAAAGAGTATTCAAAAATATTTCCAAAAGCAACCCCTGAGCAGCAAAAATATGTACTCCAAAGACTTTCAAAATCTCTATCTAAAGCAACAGTTATGGAAGGAACATATAACCTTACAAAGTTTAAACAAACCGATGCCAACCTGCAATCCAGAATTAAAGATTACCAGAGAAACATAACTAAGAGTGTTGCCATTGATGCTAAATATGAAATGGAGAAGGGCATTGAGGCAATAGAAAAAAGGTTTAATCTTGGTGCTATCTCGTTTACTCGGATGAAAATAGATACAAAGAATTTTGTTCGAGATTCAACTTATGGCAGGGCAGAACTGTTTGCACGAAGGCATGGCAATGAGTTTGCTCACGGTAGACTGCAAGATGGCTCTCCGTTCCCGACACAAGAAGAGGTGATGCAGGAGTTATATGAAAAATTAGGTTTATATGATGTGCATGGAGGGATGTTTGAGCATACTGATGCGGCTGGCTTAACCATGCACCAATTTACAGAAGATGAGAAAAACGATATTTATGACATTTACAGTAAGGCTTTTGCTGCTAAATTAAAACAAGAGAATAGTGAGTTTGCGGCGCAAGAAAATACTAATGTTCGTTTATTTGCTAGCCTTATAGCTGAGGATAGAGAGGAAATAGAAACGGCGAAGGAAAGAGGTACGCTTACTGCTGGTTTTATAGATCAAAAGGCGCAAAGCTACCTGCATAAAGGTATGCCTACATTAGCCGCTAAGCTATATCAGGAATGGAATGTTTATGATAACTCTGCACCTATAGATTTGATTGTTCAAAAAATGACAGACAAAGAGGGCGAGTTCTATGCTTGGGCGCAGGATTATAGGAATGGAATAGTTAGGGGTAACGGAACATTGGATGTTGTTAAGCTTAAAAAAGAGCTTCAAGATTTAGATTTACACCAACCAACTATGTATAAAGTGCTAAAGTTCTATAGGGATCAGATAGGTGTGCTTGAGGATGAGTATACGAAGAGCAAACTTGAAACGAGCTTACAGATTGCGACAGAAAAAGCTTTGAGTAACATAACTTTAGAATATAGGGATACTGCTAAGTATTTGATCGAAGGTGTGGAACGTCTTTCAGCGAATGAAGAATTTTTCCTACGGTATACTGGCAAGCTGCCGAGCGGTCAAGGTTTAAAACTTCTGCATACTAGAGGGGATATAAGTTTTGTAAAAAATATGCAAAATGAACACGCAATGTTTAATTACATCACACAGAATGTAAGAGCAAGAGTGCGTGAGGATTTCAGAACTAATCAAGGTTTTTTTGCTAGAGAGGTGTATGACGATGGCCCTCGAAAAGGAGCAAGAAAGAATAATCTAAGTTACAAAATAGCGGAAAAGGATGGCAAAGCGTATGTATTAGACACACGACAAGCAGACGATGAATTCAATGTCTATATTCAGCGCCTATTAGAACAAGAACGTCAAAGGGTACTTCCTGAGAAAGATTTGGCTAAGATTAGGGAGGAGCAATTTAAAGAAACAAGGAAAATAAATAAAGGGCTGCGTAGAGGAGAAAGCACAACTATGGGAGGACGTAGGTAATGGCTTCAGATAAAATAATTAGTGAGAATTCCCTTCCCGTTGAACCGCAGACGGAAGAGCAGCAACCTGACTACGGAAGTATGCCTGCATCTAATATAGGGGAAGCAATCGGAGCTTTAGGCGGTGATGAATGGAAAGAGCAAGTTCGTAGATTTGATAACGCTCCAATACGGGAGTTGTTGGGGGTTGAAAATCCTCGCAAGACTCTTCCAGTTGAACAATCTGCTGAGGCAGAATCATTTTCTATGCCTGACCTTAAAGAATGGGAGGTATATGATTTTAATATAGGGGATGATATGCCAGAGAACCCTTATCCAGAAACAACTTGGAGGGATCATATTACTAGCCCAATGGGTAAACTAGCTTTTGATGCGACTTTATTTAATAGAAAAGAAGTTATAGATAATACTGATTTTGAAGGATACTTCGGTGAGGGGGTTAATTTTCTTCCAGCGCTTAGAAATCGGTTTAGAGAATCTATGAGCCGCAGACAAGGCAACTCAAACGGTAATATTGATTTTGGGTATGGAATGGATACAGAGGCATGGGCTGACCCTATGAACGAAAAAGACGAAATTACAGACGCATTGCAATTTATGCTAAAGAAAGGAGACTTCGTATACGATAATGACCACATTTATCTCGCAAGCGAGTATAACTTTTCTCAGCGTGATATGACGGGTGATCCTGTAAACTTAGATATAACAGACGTTCCTTATCTCTTGGAAAGATTCTCTACAGATGCTACTAAGGGTGATTTATGGGTAGGTAAGGCAGGCTTCGGTCTTGGGGATAAGCTACGAAGTGCTATAGAGGAGGATGACAATTTAGAAGGCCCGTCCATACGACTTGATCTTGGTTCTTATACTGATATAGGGTTGACGTTAGAGCAATTTAATGAATTAAAAAATACCTCTAATAGCGCAGGAGGTGTAATGGGCAGTCACAGTTTTAAAAGTATTGCTGAGTATGAGGAGTGGAAAAGCGGTCTAAAGTCTATTAACCCTAGGAATGTGGGCAAATGGGCTGGCGTTAGCAAGGAAGAAAAAAAGGAAAGGGAGCGTGGGGCTAAGAAGCGTAAGGAGGCTAAAAAGAAAACAGATGCGATGGGCTTGACAAAGGTAGGAAAGACTAGAGCTACAGCAGCAAAAAAAGTTAGAGAGTATTCAGATAAATTTAATGAGTTAATAGGAAGGTAGTCGATGGCACAAAGAGAAAAACCAGATATTGTATTAAGGATGCGTAGCGATAGAAAACCCCCTCCAGAAGAGGGTATTGAAACTGCTGCTTTATCTGGAGATGAGGCAGGAAGAAATCCTGACCCTAATCAGGGTGTTAGTTTAGGGGATATTCTTACCCAACAGGCCAATCAAAACGCTCCTTTTATTCCATTAAGCGAAGAGGAATTTGGTTCCAAGGAGAAACACAAACCTCTTATAGAAGTTTTAGAAAAACAAGCAAGGGAGGCAGAAAGTCAGCCTTTACCCGAATCGTCCCGTGTTAGACATAGTGAAGAAGAAATTAATAAGCATGAAAAAATACGCCAGCAGTACGAAAAAGAAATCGACTATACAACTGTAGGGGAAAAAACCCTGTCTGACGATTCTAGTTATTCGCCTTTTAGTAAGTATGCTAAGGCTTATGTAGATCAAGATGTGGTAGATGGTACTAGAACTGAATCAGACCATGCGTTTAAAGATTACTGGAATGAACCAGAAGGCGAGCAGAGAAAATGGCACTACGGTATGCTGCGGATGGCTGGAGAGGCGTGGATGGGTACTTTGGCAGGGGGTTTCTATACTGCGGATGCCTTAATACAAACTTTTGCTGATGCCGCTAATTTGGCTTCAGATGACCCTAATCAAGATGTAAGAGTTTTTAGTATCCTAGGGGATTTAATTATGCAGGATGGTGGCCCTGCAAAAGATATAGGGCGTGATATTGCAAGAATGTCCTTACTCTGGTTTCCTTTATTTAAGATGGTTAAAAAGCTTGGAGCAGGCGCACAATCTGGCGCACGTTTTATAAGCGGAGCTAAGGGGATGATGGAGTCAAAAAAATATAGGCTAGGAAAGTTTATTGGTAAAGATATTCCTGCTGGTGCGCTTGCGCAATTTATTAATGGTGCTGTTACTTGGAAACCCGCAGAGAGAGGCCCAGGGGGAGCTATAATGCAATCTCTGGATAAATGGTTTGGTGAGAATCTTGGAACTCCTTATATTGCTGAGTATTTTGCAGAAGATGATCCTTCTAAATCAAAACAAGCGTTATCAAGGTTATACAATGCTTTCGGAGAAATGTTTTTACAGATAGGCTTAGACAAGCTCATTCTACCTGCACTTAAAGCCGCAGGCGTTAAGATCGCTGAATCTCATAAATACATTCCAGATAAAATTAAAGAGCGTTTGGTTAAAATGATTAGCTTGGAAAAGCATATGCTTGCTTTTGACAAAAGGTCTATGGTCAATGCTCAAGGCAAGGCTGGAACGTATGTGATTATAAATGATAAGGGTCAAATTACTATTGTTCCTAGAGGGGATGGAACAATGGAGATTGTTAGAAGCGGAAAGATTGTGCCACAAGAAGGCAAGATCAAAATTAAACCCCCTAAACTTTCGGAGGCTGGCGAGCGAGAAGGGTTTAAATTGGTAATTCCTCCTAATCTAGCACCAGACGAGGGTTTAAAACATATAGATGAGATATTCAAAGATGGGACTCTTTCTCAGATGCTTGCACAAGCAAGAACCTTCGATGAAAGAATGGCTCTCTTGCAAGAACTAGCTTCCACTCTACACACATTCAGTTCTACTGGGAAAACTAGTAAAACTTTTCAAGAAATGCTGAAGGAGTCTGATGCGATAATAGACAAGCTATGGGGTTGGGATAAAGCCGCTATGTTGTCTAGGAAAAAAGGTTCCCCAGTAAATGAAGCTATAGGGCTTGCCTACGCTAGAGTCGCAGAATCTTCGTTCAATGAGATGGTTTTAGCTATACAGAATTTAGGTCGGATTTCTGCAAAAGGTGGCGGTCAGATGGCAAGTGGGAAAGATGCATTTAACGAATTTTTTAGAACGCTTCGTAACTATGCTGGAATTAGGCAGCAGTATGAAGATGTTTTTAGTGTGGCAGGCAGAACGCTTGGTGTTAAAAGATGGGCTAAAGGACATCATGATGACATTATAGAGTCTCCCGAATTTGCCAAGATAATGGCTATGGATGATAAAGCAAATATGGATGATGTAATGCGGTTAGCTGCTGTCCTCAGCGAGGCTTATCTGAAAAAAGGTAAGCAAGGGCTTACTAAGGCCGTTGAAGAATTTGGTAGATCAGGCTATAAAGATGCATTTTATCAAGGATATATAGGGGCTGGGTTACTTTTAACCCCAGCGTTGTGGATGTTAAATCTTGCTACTGGCTTGGGCAATGTTACGGTACAAGTAGGCTCTAGGCAATTTGCTAGTCTTGCTAGTCAGATTTTTGGGAAAGGGGATGTTAAGTTAGGCGCAGCTACCGCAGGCGTAGTAGGCCTATTGGCAGGTATAACGACTGCATTAAGGGGGGCTACATCGGCATTATTAACTGGTAAAAGCTTTCGAGCGTTCCAAGGGACTAAGATGGAATCATGGTTTACTGGGCAGCAGGCTCTTTCATCTAGGACGCTGGGTATAGAAAATAATGTCCAAGGACTAGGCGTTGATATGCTTGGCAAGGGAGCCTTCATGGGTGAAAGGGTGCTTTTTTCTGGAGATACTTTAGTTAAAATCCAATCTGCTTATGCAGAAATATATATGTCAGGCTATAGTAAGGCTATGGTATTGCTCAAGGAGGGTGGTCATAAATGGGGTGAAAAGGGTACTTATGAAAAATTTACTACTCTTTTTCAAGATATTATTGAAAATCCACGATCCTATACCATAGACGGAAAAACTATTTTCGACAAAGCTGTTGAGGCAGGCAGGTTAAATACCTTCCAAAAGGAGCTAGGTGATCTTGGTAGAACAATGCAGAGGCTACAAACCCAAGGTATACTCTCCCCATTTTTGAGATTATGGGTTCCTTTCATTAAGGTTTTAAGTAATATACCTAAGTTCTTTGTTCAAAATACTCCTGCTGGAGCATTGAATTTTGCAGGCAAAAATTCTATATATAAAAAAGGAGTACCACAAGCTCATAGAATGGAGGAAGCAGGGCGCATGACTTTAGGGGCAATGCTCATTGGTTTGGGTGCAAGCTTGTATAATAGTGGTAATTTAAGGGGCCATTCTGAGGCAGGAGGAGTTGGGGAACCAGCCGATTGGCGTAAAAAAATGCAGAAAAGGGCAGTCGGCAGACCTGATATGGCAATTAAACATATGGATGATAACGGTAATGAATACTGGATTGATATAAAAAAGTTTCAACCTTACAGCGATATGTTAGCTTTTGGTGCTGATTTTGCAAAAATAGTAGAGCATAAGGATGATGCGGAAGCTTCTGATATTTTATGGCAGATGGTAATGTCATCTAAAGATGCGCTTATTAATACTTCTTGGCTACCTAATTTGGAAAAAATAATGGAGATTTTTTCAGATAGAATAGAGCCGCACAAATATAAACAACTACTATACTCTTTACAGACTCCGTTCCAATTAGCACCTTTTCGTAATTTTAGAAAAGCTGATGTAACTAGAGGGGGCAATGTGCCTCCAGAGTTTTTACCTTATAGCCTTACTTTAAAGGATGGCCCTGAAGATAAGCTGTATGACCTGTCTACTTTATCGGCTCGGTGGAAAGCAGGCATTAAGCCTCTGACGGTTTCTCCCGTCAGAGATTGGAGGGGGAGAATTGTTACTACCCATAATACAGAGGAGGCGGCAAAAAAAGGAGTTACGCCTTTTAACTTACCCCCATCGTTGACTACTGGAATGATGTCTTTTATGCCTGTCTTTATAGATAAAGCAGATAAATTAGACAGAGCTATAGAAGATTTAGGAGTTGTATTTGCAAAACCTACAGATGTAGTATATGATCCACTTAGCAAGAGAGCTACAAAAATGCTTCCTTGGGAATATGATTATTTTAGGTGGGCTATTGGTAATGTTAGGGATGGGCATGGGGATACCTTAGCACAAAAGCTTACCAAGGTCATGGGGTTGGGCAAGAGAAAAGCCTCAAAATTATATAAAACAGCCCCCGAAAAACAAGCGGGTGACTACCCAGCAGACAAAGAGGACATTGTAAAAGCGGTATATAATAACTATGTTACATTGGCTAGGAATTTAATGGTAAACTCTACCAAAGAAGATGGTAGCCCTTCTGATCTCAGAAAAAGATTGAACAGGATGGGCGGAGAAGTTGAGCTTAAAATAAATACAGCCGCAAAAGGTATGATTGTAAGAGATGAAGCTGGGGCAAGATATGTTGCACCAGAAAATACGCAAATAGAACAGTTCCAGACAGACTATAGCTCTGCTGAGGATCGTTTTCCTAGGGTTCCACGACAAAGTTCAAGAGGAGTTGCAGGAGATAACAGATGACAATAACTACAACCACATCTAAGGTTACTTATACTGGTAATGGATCAACCGATGTATTCGCCTATACCTTTAAAATCTTTGCTAATACAGAAATCAAGGTATATGTCGATAACGTATTGAAAACATTGACTACCCATTACACAGTAAGTGGAGCAGGCTCCGCATCTGGAGGTAATGTTACTTTTACCTCAGGAAATATACCAGCTAATACTACTAAGGTAGTTCTAGTTCGTAATATAGCTAAAACTCAAGTTACAGACTATGTGGAAAATGACAGTTTTCCTGCGGAAACGCATGAGTCAGCTTTAGATAAGCTCACTATGCTAGTACAGGACGTTCATAATACTATAGATGGGGATATATTTAGATTCTCAGAGAGTGTAGATGATGCAGGCGTTGTCACTATTACTAAGAACGCAACTGAAAGAGGCAATAAATTACTGGCATTTAATAGCGCAGGGGGTTTAGAAGCCACGCAAGAAATCGGTGTACTCAAGGGTAATTGGGCTGCATCTACAGCTTATGTAGTTAGAGATATAATTAAAGATACTTCTAATAATAACATCTATATCTGTATTACGGCTCATACCTCATCAGGCGCACAACCGATCTCAAGCAACACAGATGCCTCTAAATGGACTTTAATTGTAGATGCTGCTTCTGCTACCACTTCTGCCACCAATGCAGCTACAAGTGCCACAGCAGCAGCTACTTCGGCTACAGCAGCAGCTACAAGTGCTACTGCATCTGCAACCTCGGCAACTGCTTCCGCAGGGTCAGC